AACTGTAAACACAGTAGGATCTACTACACCATCATCGAATCAAATTGGATCCTCAACAGATGGTAAAACACTAAGCAACATATCTATACCGTCTGTTGATGGTAGAGCGCTTGTCAACAGGGCTCAGAACAAGACTTAAAGCAATAAACAACTATAAAAATATTTATTTTTAATAGTGCGACATATTTATAATAAAATCAGCAATTTAGAATAATAAAGTATGGGCTACTTAGATAATACAACCGTAACCGTTGACGCAATCCTAACTAACAAAGGAAGACAGGTTTTGTCCTTAGGCGGACAATTAAACATTACAAAATTTGCATTAGCAGACGATGAAGTGGATTACGATTTATGGAATCCGGCACACTCACTAGGAACAAACTACTATGGGTCTGTAATTGAAAATATGCCTGTGTTAGAAGCGTCCTCTGATGAAACTCAAATGCTTCGATATAAATTAGTAACCTTACCAAAAAATGCAATAGGTATCCCAGTTATTCAATTACAACCAAGTGGACCAGTTTCATTTACTAGAATGTCCACTCCAATAACAATAACCGTCAGCACACCAAACTACAGTAACGGTAATAGTATCCTAGGATACACAGCAATCTTATCAGATGACACTGTAGCCAGCTTAGAAGTTGCAACTAATTCAATGCTTCCTCAAACAACAATCAACACCAATCCTATGATTGAAAATGAAGATGGTGTTGATGGTAGAGCGCTTGTCAATAGAGCTGCACCTGCAAGAGCGCTTGTCAATAGAGGAACGAATACACAAGGAATCTTTTCTAGCTTTATGAATGATGAAGTTGGATCAATAACAACCACTGGTAATACTATAACAAGAACATCAACAAAATCCTTTACACTATCACCAAAACAGGTGATTGGTACGAAATCAGCTCTGTTAACAATTGTTGCAAACGAGACCGGTGGATTCCAAACAATTGTAATCACATCTACAAATACAATAGATCAAAATAGTGTAGATGTAGGAACAGGTAGTGAGCAATAAGCATAATACATAAAAATATACTAATCAGTAGCAAACTAACTGATAAAAACTAAATTAAAATAATTTAAATACAATGGCAGACATATATAAAAGATTTACCACAGAGGATGTAATTGCAGGAGATGTGCAATCAATTAGCAGTACTGTCTGGTCAGGTGATGTAAATCCTTTAACAACCTTCTTTACTGGAAGTAGCACAGCAAGCTTTGAGTATTATGTACCGGTCTATGATAAGAACCCTATAACAGATAACTCATCAGCAGTACAATTCTCAATTGCTTATGGCCATATTGCTGGAAGTGGTTCGTTAGGAACAACCACAATTATCGATAATACAACAAACACACCATCTAAAGCCATTTATAATCAATACGTTAATTTGTTATTGCCACCAAGTCAAAGAGCTTTCACCATTGATGGAGGTTCAACTACAGATTTCTATGCAATAACAATCAACAGAGCAAGATATAAACAAAAACTTGACCCAGGTAACTGGCAGTTAAACATAAGTGGATCAAGTGGTAAACGTCACTTTATCGACGGTAGTGGAGCAGGTGATGATCCTACTATAAACGCAGCAGGCAGAATATTTAATATCTATTCGGGCTCTGGAGCAGTTACAGCAAGCACCACAGTATATGGTTTAGCTTACCCAGATTTAGGTATCTTAATATTTAGCTCTTCAATAGCAAGCTTAGCAGGTGTACCAATTAACAGGGCTTCAGCAACTGCAGCTAAGAATGCAGTGAGCATGTCTTTGGCTATATCACAATCAGCATACTTTGCAGCAAGAACGGAAGAAAGAGTAACATCAAATCACTATTTTGTTCGTGTAACAAACCAACAATTTAACTTTAGTAATAATCCAACATTTATAACTGGATCTAATGGAATATTTAAGTGGAGTACAATGAATAGAAATCCACAAGTATACATTACAACTATTGGTTTATATGATGATAATAACAGATTGTTAGCAGTAGCAAAATTATCAAGACCATTATTAAAGACCTTCAATCGTGAAGCTTTGATCAAGGTAAAAATTGACTATTGAGAAACCACTCACTGGATAGTATCCTTTGACAGACCCTCTAGACATAGAGGGTTTCTTTTTATCACTATATTTATAAGCATATGAGCGGTATATATAAATCATTAACACCTAAGGACATAAGGTCAACTTCATTTAGAGCACACAAGTCTGTTGTTGCAACATTTGATGGTAGTGAAGTGTCTACAGAATGCACAGTATATCAAGCTGAGCATAGTTTGAGTTCTTCGTATCAGTTTACTCGACAAGGAATAACCAACATAGATAATGGCAATAGTTATTACACTAATCAGTTTGCAACAACAAATGGATACTATAAGACGGCTGTTCACGCACAACTAGACCATCTATTTTATAAAGAGTATCTATCTAATAACAAAGCTACTTTTGGTGGAGGAGCACCCATAACACTACAGTACAGAGATCTAGGATATAAAGCTAGAGTGATCAGTTTTGGAACACTGAAAGTAGGAGAGGGGATCTTACCAGAATCACTACAAATAACCGCAAGTGGATACAAAGTCCAGGATGATCACAATGGCAATTTGATATTTGTTGGTGCAGGAAGTAATGGTATAACTAATTATGATGCTGCAGATTATGATAATACAATGATGAGTCTTACCTTTGGTAGATACTATAAGTACGTTGATCAAGGAGTAGTACAAGTCAAAGAATCTGTACCATATGGCAGTTATAAACTACACACTGTTTACAATAACAACTCCTTTCAGGTACTAGATACAAGTGGTTCAGTAGGAGTTGTATTTACCCCAGCAAACACATCCAGTATACAACTAAACGCACCCAACAACGAATTTAGAACAATATATAATTTACTTAATAGAGATTATGCTATTGCTTTTAGAGTTAAGTTGGCTAATCTACCAACAACAACAGCCATAGTATTGTCTAAACAAGATCAAGTAACTGATTTTGCAGTGAATTTAGATGGATCTTTGTTTGTAGAAAAAAATGCACCAACACAACACCCTTATAAGATATCAATAAATAGCTCTGGAAACGTTATATTTAGCAAGAGTGATACAGTTACAACTCTAACTCTAACATCTACAACGACCCTATCAGCTGGCACTTTATATGACATTGTAGTTCAACGACAAGGTACCACTTTATCAATATATATTAATGGTACACTGAGTGGAACTACAACAGACACCTTCTTCAACAATGTTTCTGGAACTAATGCAGGATCAAAAGAACAGGATTGTGGCAACAACTGCAACTTATATGTTGGAAATAATTACAACAATACGCTACCTCTTGATGGCACTTTAACATATTTTCATATGTTTGATAGGAGCCTAACATCAAATGAAATAACTAATCTATATGAAAATTGGGGATGGTTAGGTAATTATTGCGGCAACATATACTATAATCTAGGACTGATAGTATTCACACATCCAAAGCTAGTTAACGCAGCTCTAACCAACATAAAACTAAAAGGTACCGTAAGTCTACGAGAAGTAGAAACTTATTGTACGGTTGGACCAGGAGACTTTAACGTTACCTATAACAGAAGTGTTCATTATTGGAACCCTGTACATAATCAATATGAAGTTGATTCCAAATTCACAGGATCATACTTTAGGCCCTATGTAACAACAGTTGGCCTATATAATGATAACAATGAGTTATTAGCAGTAGCAAAATTATCAACACCAATCCAAACATCCAGAAAAACAGATACTACTTTTGTAGTTAGATTTGATTACTAATATGGCAAAAAAGGTTACAAAAAGACAAGCAGCTCGAGCAAAGGGATTTCGAAGTGGGCTTGAGGAAGAAATAGATAATTCACTAAAAATTATCGGCATTGATGGGGAATATGAACAACATAAGATCCACTACACAGCACCAGCAACAGACCATAAATACACACCAGACTTTAGATTACCTAATGGGATCTACATAGAAACAAAGGGTAGGTTTATGACAGCCGATAGGAAAAAACACTTACTTATAAAAGATCAGCACCCAGATGTGGATATTAGATTTTTATTTCAGAATGCTAATGCTAGACTAAGTAAGAAATCCAAAACAACATATGCACAATGGTGTATAAAGTATGGATTCCAATACGCAGAAAAAGAAATACCAAAAGAGTGGCTATCGTAATATAAAATTGCGTATAGTTATTGAATGAGTCATGATCTGCAAGCACAAAAAGCAATTAGTTTGCTAAATGCCCACTTAGGACAAGGAACAATTCACAGAAAAGGTGAAGCTAGTTACTTTTGCCCAATATGCAATCACTACAAGAAAAAACTACAAGTAAATCTAGTAACGCAGAGGTGGCATTGCTGGGTTTGTAATGCTAAAGGTAATGGGCTTTACGGATTGTTTAAGAGAACGGGAGCATCCGCAGATCTTTTAAACTCAGCAAAAGAAATTTCTATAGGTAAAGCAGTCAACCATGATGTGGTTGAAATAAAACAACTACCCGAAGAGTTTAGACCGTTGCACATTAATTGGAATACACCACATTATAAAAATGCACTACACTATCTAGTCAATACAAGAGGATTAACTCCTCTAGACATACTAAGATATAATATCGGTTATTGCGAAAGTGGGGATTACAAAGGAATGATTATCATACCCAGCTATGATGAAAATAATCAATTAAATTACTTTGTTGGTCGAAGTTTCTATGGTGGTAATTTTAAACATAAGAATCCACCTTGGAACAAAGATATTATTGGGTTTGAGAATCAAATAGATTTCGGACAACCATTAACTCTTGTAGAAGGTGCATTTGATGCAATAGCAACAAAGAGGAATACAATTCCACTATTTGGCAAGAAAATAATGCCAACACTGAGGCAGACTATCATAACAAAAAAAGTACCCAAGCTATACATTAGCTTAGATAGAGATGCTATTGAAAATGCACTTGAAGAATTAGAGTACTATATGAATAATGGAATAGAAGTGTACTTTGTAAACTTAATTGGGAAAGATCCAAGTGAACTAGGATTTAGTGCAATAACCAACATAATAAAACAATGTGAACCTTTTTCATTTGGGGATCTTATTAGATATAAATTAGCTTTATGAAGAGGATAGACTGTAAATTAGATAAGATTGATTATATTATCCATGTTAGTGATATCCATATTCGCAATTGGAAAAGACATAGAGAGTTTCAAGAAGTATTTGATAAGCTAAATACGTTGGTTAAAAATTCCCCACCTAATACAATTGTAATGATTGGTGGTGATATTGTACATGCTAAGACAGATATGAGCCCTGAATTAATTCAGATGGTATCCTACTTTTTTAATAGTTTAGCAGACTTAGTACCAACTTTTATTATTTGTGGTAATCACGATACCAACCTAAATAACAATAATAGGCTAGATGCTTTAACACCTATAATAGATGCATTAAAGCATCCCAATCTATTTTATCTTAAAGACACAGATCACTATGAAGTAGGAGATATAGTCTTTACAGTAATGTCAGTTTTTGATACACCAGACAAGTATCTAGCAGCAAGTAGTATCAAGAAGAAAGTTAAACGTAAATTTGCTCTATATCACGGAACTGTAGAGGCAAGCACCACAGATACAGGTATAAAATTATTACAAGGATTGAGCATGAACCACTTCGAAGGGTTTGACGCTGCTTTGCTTGGAGACATCCACAAAAGACAAATACTAAAGACGGATCCCTTTGTGTTCTATCCAGGATCGCTTGTTCAGCAAAACTTTGGAGAAGCTTATGAAGGACATGGACCTGCTATATTAGACGTTAATACCCTAGAATGCAAATTTCTAGATATACCTAATGACTATGGATATTACACGCTTACCGTAGAGGATGGAATATTACCGGATAGGTTACCAATAACGTCCAAGACGAGTGTTCGTATTAAAACCAAGAACACAACACCAGCGCAACTAAAGAGAGTATTAGCAACAATTCGCAAAGAGTATAAAAATAGTGATGTAGTCGTAACTAGTGTAGACAACAAAGTAGACAGTAATACAACAGGTGTAACTTTTAATAGCGGAGATGTTCGTAGAGTGGAGTATCAAAATGAGTTAATTAAAGAGTATCTACAGCAACAAAAGATTGATGACGAAACACTAGATCAAATTTACACCATAAACAAGCAATTAAACAGTCAATTACCACACACGGAATTAGTTAGGAATATTACATGGAAGCCTAAGAGATTTGAATTTTCTAATATGTTCTCCTATGGAGAAAACAATGTTGTGGACTTTAGTAACATGAGTGGTTTATGTGGTTTATTTGCACCAAATCATGCTGGGAAATCTGCAGTTTTGGATGCACTATGCTTCTGTTTGTTTGACCATTCTTTTCGAGCAAATAAAGCTGATCAAGTACTTAATAATAAATCAGATTACTTTAACTGTAAGTTTAATTTTGAGTTAGAAGGACTAAACTATTACATAGAAAAAAGAGCTACAAGATACACAAAAGGACCTCTATCAGGAAAACTGCGCGTAGACATAGATTTTTCACAAGAGCTAGAAACTGGGGAAATAGTATCTTTAAATGGAGAACAAAGAAGAGACACAGACAAAATAATTCAGAGCTACGTAGGTAGCTTTGATGATTTTATATTAACAGCATTGTCTCTACAAGGAAACAACTCCAACTTTATTGAAAAGACCCAAGGTGAGAGAAAGGAACTACTTGCCAATTTTCTGGATCTGACGCTATTTGATCAGCTATACGAGCTTGCAAACAAAGAAACAAGAACCTCTTCTATACTATTAGAAGAATATCAAAAACAGAATTTTGAAACAAGGCTTGGAGATGCTGAGAGTATGAGAGAGGAGTGTAGTGAAAAATATATACACCAAGAGGATGAACACAAGAATTTAAAGAGAGAGTTAGATCAACATAATCAACAAGTACTCGAGTATACTAAACAGCTAAGACCTAATAAAGCAGAGGATTTGGATATGAAAGAGCTGCAGAATGAAAAAGTACAATTAGAGGATGGTATTAAAAGTACCACAATCAAGCTAAAAGAATTACAAAAAGTACAAATAGTGTCTCAAGAGAAAGTAGATGCAGCAAAAAAGACTACATCAGGCTATGATGAAAAAGTGTTAACAACTACACACACCAATTATGTCGAGAACTTAAAAGTAAGGGACGTAATAGACAGACAATTAAGCCAGCTAAAAGTAACAATAAAAGCTAAACTGGATAAGTTGGCTAATTTAGAGAAACATGAGTATGATCCAAATTGTAATTACTGTATTGACAATGTGTTTGTAAAGGATGCAATTAAGACCAAGCAGGAGTTGGAGCAGGATAAGCAGACTGTATCAGCTAAACTAGAGGAGAAGAAAAGCATCGATCTGGTTGTAGAAACAAGTCAACATATCGCCACAGATTACCAAGAATTTAGTTCGATAAAAGCAGAATTAAAAGATCTGTTACAAAAACAAAAGTTAAGTAAATCACAGTTAGAAACTATTGAGAGTACTATTGATAATCTAAAACACAAGTTAAAAATAGTTGAGACAAACATAAACTTATATCATGCAAATGAACAGGATATTAGACATAATGAGGTTGTACAATCAAAAATAGAAGGTATTAAAGCGCTAATAACAGAGGTAAAAAATAGAGAAGTAGGTGTAGCTAAAGTGATGCAAAGTCTACATGGTAATATTGCAGTGGCAGATAAAACTATTGAAGAGTGTGTAAATAGTATAAACCACATGCAGGAACTCATTGATAAGCAAATAGCTTATGGATTATATGGACAAGCCATGAGCAGGGATGGTATACAGTATAATTTAATATCCAAAGCTATACCACATATTGAAGAGTACGTAAACACCTTATTATCTCAGATTGTTGATTTTACTTTAACTTTTGAAACTGATGGTAAACATATTAATGTGTTTATATGCTACGAGAATAACAAATGGCCATTAGAACTATCCTCAGGCATGGAGAAGTTTGTTTCTAGCCTAGCAATTCGTGTTGCTTTAATTAAAGTAACAAATTTACCAAAACCAAATTTTATTGCTATTGATGAAGGTCTAGGTGTTTTGGACAGTAATAATCTAAACTCCATGCATATGTTATTTAATCATTTAAAGGACTTATTTAAGTTTACTTTAATTATATCACACATCGACGTAGTCAGGGACATGGTAGACAGCATTTTAACTATAGATACAACAGAGGAATTTAGCTACATAAACTATCAGTAGATATTTATCATAAAGATCCTGGATGTTAGAGACAATTTATAAGACTAAGCAAAAAAGAGGTTATGTTGATCAATCATTTCTAATTGAGGATACATCAGCAACCTCACCAAACTACTTTAATCTATTAGAGGTACCAACTATTTTAACGGCAGGTAAAAATGTCATTAAGATGGGAGTGGATGGAGCATTTCTAAAGAGAGATTGTGAAATTGACTTGGAGGTACTGGATGTTAATGGAGCACCGCTATACAACGAGTATACAGGGTTTAGGGATAGATATGGTTACCACTACTTTATTATATATGTGTATGATTTAGTGCCACAGGGAATTGGCTCTATCACTTTTGCAGGAGTAGCAAGCATAGACCTTGATGGCTATAATGTAGCTAGTGGAGCTTCAGAGCATGAAAATTGGTTTAATGTTAAATGGACTACCTATGTAGACATTAAATCAACCAACAGAAACATAACAGACATAGTATTTCAAAAAGCACCGGATGTTAGCATAACACAGGTATTAACTCCCTATAAATTTAACTTTGGAACATACACTATAAATAATAGACTAACATCTAAGACTCTCGACAACTTAACAATATACACATCAGACAACGCAGGTTATGATTATGCACAAACTATTGGATCCGACATAGAGGACCTATTAAGCATAAACAATTCCTATAATTACTTTTTAAAGTCCTCAACAGCAAATACAGTACAAACCAACGTAAGAAAATATAACAAAGACATTGTGAATGGGTTTACATACTCAGAATACGCAAGATATAATACAGTAGTGTATGATAGTCAGGGTAGATTGACAAAGGATATGGAAGGATCTGTCTTTTCTTTTGCAAATCTAGATTCTGGGGTCAGTATGATAAACAGCTGGAATTATCAACCACCATTATCCTCGTCTTACATACAAATACTTGGCTCCTCAGGATCCATACCAGGCCAATTAGCTGCATATCAACCAAAAATTGTAACAGTATACAATAACAGGTATGCATTACTAAGTAAAGCACCAACAATAAAAGTCATAGATAGTCAAAACACTATGACACCCATTACAAAGGATTATACCATTAAGCAAATTAATTATGCAACAGGATCTTTTTTATATCCAACATCCTCAACACAAGAGGTTCAATCCGCAAATCTAAGCTCATCATATATACAATTTACTTTCTTGGGGCTTAACCCAGTAGCAGGAGATGTGTATAGAATTAAGACTTATGCAAAAGAAGCAGGTAAAAACACAGAATACTATCAGCTAAATGATCACATAACATCCTCCCCAGAATTTCTTATAGACTCAGACAAACAAAATCAAGCTGTTTACGCAAAAAATAAAAGCGATTTCTTTACATATGGAGAATTCACAGACGTAAATGTAGCGGTGGATTATTGGAGAGGCTTTGTGGTTTCAAATAATAACATAAACCAGTTCAGCTTTAATTTATCAAGCTCAGCAATACTTGATTCTACTTATTTAGCAAATGGGCTAATTTTATCAAGTTCTGCAGCAGCACAGAGAGGTGCCACAACAAGATATTACCAAGCATACATACCAGACGAACCATACACTCTATCTTTTTATTGTACCTTAGATGCAGGTTGTGAACTTGAATTATATATGAGTAGTACACCACTCAAGGATACGGTACTGGGTCTACAAGCACCACGAGCATTTAATCAATCTCGCGACGCAGTAGATTATAGTAAATTGGGAAAGCTTATTGGCAGGGTATCTAACATAAGTGGAAGTGGAAGACAGGTATATGATAATGTCGTATTTGACTTTTTTCCGGACGCTGACGGATTTGGAAGACCTGTGTTCTACTTAAAAAATAGCAGTACCACTAGTAAAAATGCATATATATCCTCAATTAGTGTAGCACCACTAGACCTAGTTGGATTCACACCAAGCATACTACAGTTCGCAGCATCAGCACCAGATTCCATTAATATCTTACAAGATGATGATGCGTCTCTAACACAGTCAATTGATGTAAAAATAGAGTATTTCACAGCTGATGGTAAGCAGTCAGAATACTCGACATACATACCAAATCTTCAAATCAATATGATCAATGAGGTACCTGGTTTTTGTACTAGTGAAGCTAGTAAATTTAATGATCACTGCCCTTTTTACTATGAGGTAAGTACATCAAGCTCTATTAAGCAGACATCGGGAATAGTAACAACAGATCCAACACTATATAGTTCAAAGTATTTTTGGCCAACCTACAGTTTAAATGGAGCAGGAGATTATTATTGGAATATTAGAAGTTTTGCAATAACTGGCAGTACATATAAAACACTACAGTGGGTAAAACCTATATCATCAAGTATAACATCAAGTTGGCAGAGGCATGATGTAATGTTGCCTCTATATACCGCATCACTCAACATACCTGGGGGAGCCTCACTCCCACATATGTACTCAGCTTCTTCAACGCCAGTAACATTTAGTGCAGCTGTAATTGATGGTAGTATGACTAGTTACGCATCAACAGATAGACGATTCTATCAAGCAAACGGCGCGGCAATTGATAAGTATGAATTAGCCTATTCGCAGAGCGCACTACTCCAGTACAGTAATAGTTTTGACATACAATCAAATACAACTAGACTAAGAAATCTCGAAACATATTTAAAAAAATCAAGACTTTACTTCCCAGCAACTTCAAGTAATTATCTATATGGGTTTTATGAGAATGGTGGAATTTACAATGTTAGATTTAAGATATCAAAAGTACCAAGTTTAAGGTATGAACCAGACCGCTACATATATCCCGATAATGGCCAATCTATTTCCGCAGCAACTCAAGTGGGTACATACAACCGAACAAGTGATTATACTAAGTATCAACCAGATACGGGTTCAAAATTAATGGTATATATTGCTGATGTTGGAACACCAGTAACGAATTCTATTTTAATACCAGGAAGGGAGGGATTCTTTCCACCAGCAAACAATGTTGTAACAATTGGAAATGGGTATAGCACTACACCAACTATAGCATTCTATGATTCTGGATCTGGGTATAATGTGGAAAGCTATGACATACTATTGGTACAATATGGTGAAAAAGCTCAACTAGTATTCGATGCATGTGGATTAGAGTATCAATTAGACTCCAATGGATATTATAAGATAACCAATAATGTAAATCAAGCTTTTTGGGGTGGAGTTATAAGTGATATTGAGTGGTGTAAGATAGGAGTTACTACAGATGATAGATTTATTAAACCAGCAAACTTTAGCGACGTATTTAGTACCTTTATATCATACACATCTCCTCCTCCGGCACCACCAATACAAGATCAAACAGTCTCAAATTGAATAAACATAAACAATGATATCTAGAAATATAAAAAAGGCAAAGGTAAACTTCCCAGCAATACAGGGTATTGGTGGTCCATCCTTCCTTGGTAAAATCCTATTAAAGAATATTTACCAACCTTGGCAAGGAGAGAACATTGTAGAAATAACAGAAAGGACTTTGGATAATCCATTTAATTTACGAACAGGATTACCACAGACGGACAAGCAGTTAAAGGAAGATAGAGTGTTTTTGTTTACAAAATACTTAGCTTTTAACCCTTTAACAAAACAAATTGAGAATAGAGAATTATTGCCACTAAGAAACACTGAAAAGATATATATAGGACAATCACCAGAAGAGCATCAACACAGAGATTATAGATTATTTGTTGATGGAAAGGTGATTGTAGAAGATGTTGTATTTAAACAACCCAATCAAGATATAGGCTCCTTAGTTGAAAAGATAAGAAAACTAGAAGACAAACTGCAAATATTAGAGTATCAGATGCAGAAACTAACACTGGTTAATGAAAAACAAACTATTTATAATCAATGAACGATTTAGCACAATATCTAGTAGAGTCAATAATAGGTGAAGAGAAAAAGGGGGTCACTGTACTACTACCTGGAGGATTTAAACCTCCACACGCTGGCCACTTAGAGCTAGTGATGTTATACTACAGCTTACCACAAGTCTCTAAAGTTGTTATCCTAATCGGACCATCTACAAGAGATGGTATTACAAGAGAGCAGTCTATGAAAATATGGCAACTACTACTTAAAGATGTACCTAATGTAGAAGTTAAAAAGGCAGGAGTTGAATCACCACTTACAGCAGCATATCAGTATATTGAAACAGCATCACCAGGAGCATACACATTAGCTTCTAGTAAAAAGGGGGATGATTATGCAAGAGTTCAGAGGTTTGTGCAAGATCATGGTGAAGGTGGTAAGTATACAAGACCAAACGTATCAGTAGAGGAGCTACCAGTTAATCCAAGACCCTTAATGTACAAGGGTAGATCTGATAATTTTAATGGTAAAGGTGTAAGTGCGTCTGTTTTAAGAGCAGATTTAAAATCACAAAACTTAAAAAACTTTGCAACAAACTACCCAGGTGTACCAAAGGAGACTGTGGCAGACATATACAAGATGCTTACAAACTCAGTTAAAGAATCAATTGATCTACAAATGTTAACAGAGGGAGGAGGAGCAGGACACTTAGCACATCCATACGAAGATATGGATTTATCTTTTCAAGATATTGAGGGTATGATAGATGGTGCTTTGTCAGGCAAGCTAGAACTAGCACAGGAGAAGTTAGATGGTCAAAATCTAATGATATCGTACAAAGATGGTGCTGTAGTAGCAGCTAGAAATAAAGGACAGTTAAAAAACTTTGGTGAAAACTCATTAAGTATACAGCAAATAAAGAAGCAATTTTCTAATAGAGGTGAAATACAAATTGCTTTTGTTGAGGCTATGAGAGATCTAGAATCAGCTATTAAAAACTTATCACCAAAAGACAAGGCTGAGATTTTCAGAAATGGAAAAAATTTCATATCTTTGGAGGTGTTATACCCTGGGACAGCAAACGTAATACCATATGGAGCAGCTCAATTGAGATTACATCATATTAAGATGTATGATAAAAACGGTAATGTAGAAGGAGAAACACAAGAGCCTGTAAAAAGATTACAAGCAGCTATTGAACAACAAAAAACACAGAACCAAAAAACCTATCAGATTAGAGCAACAGACCCAGCAACAATTAAACCTGATCAAGACTACAAAGCCAAAAAGATTGAGTTTACAAATGAGCTTGCAAGGATTAGAACTAAGTACAAATTAAATAAGGATGATAAAATATCTTTATATTTTTATAATTGGTGGAAAGATTTCATTTTGCAAAACGCAAAAAACTATAGATATAAAGCACCAGATCAAGTAATACAATTACTTATTAACAGATGGGCGTTTACAGACAAGTCAACAAGCATCAGAGAGATTCGCAACCTAATACAAAACGAAGATTTTAATAATTGGGTTGTGGAGTTTGATAAGTCAGGTGTAAACGACCAGAAAAAGATAGCTGGCAAGCCAGTTGAAATATTATTCCTAAAACTAGGAGCGAGGATACTTAAAAACTTAGAAAATCTAGTATCAATCAACCCAGATGAATCAGTTAGAAAAATTAAGACTGATTTAAAAGATGCAATAGCTCAAATAAGAGCTGCAGCAGCGTCTCCTGATTATGAGGATGCAGATGCAGCACTTCGATTTTTAAAACGCGAATTAGATAGGATAAAGGACATTGGAGGACTAGAAACTATAGTACCAACAGAAGGTCTTGTGTTTACTTACAACGGAAAACTTTTCAAGTTGACCGGATCTTTCGCTCCACTCAACCAAATCATTGGATACTTAAAATTTTAATAATGAAATTAAAAAACTTACTCAGAAAAGAAATTCTCAACAACGGGCAAATGCTTAGTGAGAAAAAAGAAGTGATAGGAGAATCACCTGCACTAAACTTATCTTTTCACCTTGATCATAAATTTTCAAATGTAGGAGAAAATGGCAAGCCAGAACTCAGCTTCACTATTAGTGTAAGCTCTACGGGAGGAAAAGAATATTATAAGAACGTATCAGATCAGGCGGAAAAGGATAAATTTGAACAAGCTGTTAGACATGAAATAAGTAAAGCAGCCAAGAGACTAAATAAAAACATAGAATACATTGTTAATAAATACCAGTTACAGCCAAGAAACGAAGAATAAGTATGTTACATAAAGAAGGAGAAATTTGGGAAGAAAGAGGTAAAACTTGGACCATAAAAAAGGGTATCAAGAAAACCGTTACGAAGTTTACACAAGTTCGCAAGGACTTACAAACACCATTCTGCTGTCCAAAATGCAATAAGACATTAAAGCATGTTGACCAAACCTTTTACAAGTTTAATAAGGTTTGTTTAAATTGCACGGTCGAATTTGAACATGAATTGAAAAAGCAGGGTAAGTATGAGGAGTATGAAAAAGCAAGAGTTCTTGCAAACGCAAAAGGGTATATAATGGACTTAGACAAGTTCTACATTGAATATTTTCAAGATATCACTAACAACGAATTCACTACAGAAGAAGGGCGGATTGAAAGTTGGACAGGTAATTCCGTTAAGAGAGTTGAGGAAATAATTAAACCAGAAATAGAGAAATTAAAACAGCTAATAGACTAAAAATTACGTATGATATCAAGTGGGTTAATAAGCATTATTGTGGCGTTTATATCAGGAGTTATTGGCCCAGTTGCCGTTAGATTAATACTTAAACGGGTAGAACAAAAAAGAGATCCGTTAAACGAAGCATTTGTTTTGGGAGAAAAGGTCTCTGAAAAACTAGAACAAATACAAGAAACATATAAGTGTGACAGGATATACATCCTGCAGTTTCATAATGGAGGTCATTATTATCCAACTGGAAAAAGCATTCAAAAATTTAGTATGTTTTACGAGCTTGTAAAGGATGTTAAGTACTCTGTAAGAAACAGCTTTCAGAATGTACCAGTAAATATGTTCTCAAAGAGTCTGAGGCAACTGTCACAAGATGACTTTATTGCTATATCAGACTACAAAGACCCATCAGTGGCAACCTTTGGTCTAAAGTACATCGCAGAGGAAAATGGATCTAAAGCATCTTATATATATGCAATTAGAAACATAGACGACAAGTTGATAGGTGTGATGGGATTAGAGTACGTTAAAAAGATAGTATTGGATCCTGAAGAAGTGCAAAAACTCAGAATAGACGCCTCTACAATTGGTGGAGAATTATCAAAGTATTTACAGAGTAAGTAATAAAAATAAAATGGTATCAGAATTATCAATTTGCAATAAATGTGCAGTAGCCTTAATGGAAGACCTCAAAGCTAATAAGTTTGAACTTATGGAATCTGAGTATCAAGGTAAAACAGTCTCCTTAGGTAAACCATTCAGAACACCAGGAGGACCTAAGAAATTTGCAGTGTACGTAAAAAATGGTAAAGGGAACGTAGTCAAAGTTACTTTTGGAGATCCTAACTTATCTATAAAAAGAGATAATCCAACGCGAAAAAAAGCGTTTAGAGCTCGTCATAAATGTTCACAAAAAAAGGATCGTACAAGCGCTGGATATTGGAGCTGTAGGATGTGGTCTAGTAAACCTGTTAGTAAGATTGCATAATGTATTATTATATCTATAAATAGATGAGACAGTTAAAAGTGTTCGATTTTGATGATACTTTAGCTAAGTCAGAAACGCCTGTAATAATAAAAAAATCAGACGGTTCTAGTATAACCTTAACTCCTGGTCAATTCGCTACATATAAAATAGAACCGGATGACGTGTTAGATTTTACGTATTTTAATAAAATGGTAACAAAAGCAACTCCTATTAAACATAATATAGAGTTACTTAAAACGTATTTAGCAAATCCAGGTAGATATAAAGTTACTATATTAACTGCTCGTGCATTAGCATTTCCTATACGATATTGGTTAAAGAAATTAACAGGACGTGAAGTGTATGTAGTAGGCGTAGCGGGTTCTGATCCTAAATTAAAATCAGATTATATTGAAAAAGAAATTCAAAAAGGATATACTGATATATTCTTCATAGACGATAGTTTACCTAATGTTCAAGCTATAAAAAATTTAAATAAAAAATACCCTGACGTAAATATAAAGGCAATCGTAGCAGAAAATATTAATGCTAATGAAAACAACACTATGAAAAGTACTAAAGAACAGATCCTTCGTGAATGTGTTAGAGAAGAGATTAGAAGAATTTTGTCAGAAGAACAGTTGACTGATCTTGGTAACATGAAAACAACGGTAAGATCCATTGATTTATTCTTTACATTACAACGAAACGAACAGGGAGACATTCTAGCATACCCAGTAGATCAGACAAGATTATTTAACGCAGTAAACAGATACGGATATACAGCAGCTACAGAACCACTATCTTATAAAATAGATAATACTTTTAGTAAACCAGGTTGCTCCTATATGCTAAGACAAGGAAGTTTTGACCCAGGTAAACCACTAATCTTTACATATCAAACAAAATGATTAAACTAAAAGACATACTAAAGGAAGCTCCCGAAGAAAAGGAAACTGCTACAGGAAAAGCATTTGAAGAGTTTGCAGAAACTCGAGGTAAAGGTGCAGCAAAGATAGCAACGACAGCTGAAGAAAAAGGTGGCTTGGCATTACTGACTTGGCATCACTTCAAAGTAAAAGCTTCTTACTATAAAAAAGCTACTGAAGGTAAATTTGATGTAGAAGAGGCAACAAAAGAGTTTGAAGAAACTTATAAGAAAATTTCATTGTCTATGACCCCAATTAAGTTTCAACGAGAGGTAGGTAGATTGGAAGTATTAGGTGGGTTGTTAATTAAGAACAAATAATGATCAAACTAAAAGACATATTTACAGAAGTAGAAGTTAGTAAGCTTGAAGTTTTGGGTGAACTAATCACAAAACACAGTTGATAGAAAATTATTTTATGGTTAATCAAATCCAGATATCA